GTGTTGCACTAGCACCAGACTGGACTATAAAACGGTCCAGTCTCGAGTCGGACACGAAGGTGAGTCGTTTCTAACGATCACCCTACCGAACTTCTGCACAGACTTCCAAAAAAGTCTGGTAGAGGGACGTGTAGATCGCAACCAGTTTCAAGGCTTTGCCTTTACTGGTAGTCTCCCCCGATTCCTCGGAGGTTTCTTCGATCTTGTGTTCGACCGTGGTACAGGTCTCTTACTGGATAACCCGTCAGTGGATGCGATCTATGCCATTCGTCAGCTTACGCTGATGTTTGGAAAGATTCTTCTTCCCTGCAGTGATGCAAGAAAGGATGCAGCCATTGAAGGATATCTCCAGTGTGAGCAGTCAGTTAAAGACGCGGACTCTGCGAGAGGACCTCAGGAAACTGAGGACTTTCACCGGATTTCGCGCCTACTTTGGGCAGATCTCTTTTCCGCGGTGGATAACTCCATTGCGAATCATGAGGTTCTCCCGAAGCACGGACCCGGTGCCACCGCTGATCGACTTAAGGGTAACCAAAAGTTCAATCAGACCGAGTGGACCGACAGGCTCGAGGGAGTGTTTCCAGCTGGGGAGTTTCTACTTCCGAATTGGTCACACTTCTCTAACCTTGACCGTATTAACTGGCTCGAACCCGGACAAGAACGGCCCGTCAGGGTCGTCCTAGTTCCTAAAACACTCAAAACACCTCGAATTATCGCGATTGAACCTACTGCGATGCAATATGCGCAGCAGGGAATCTTGGAATCGTTCGAGAAAGCGATTGAGGCGAATGACAACGCCCGTCACTTTATCCAGTGGAAGAGTAATGTTCCCAACCAGGAGCTTGCTCGGCTGGGGTCACTCTTTGGTGACCTCGCAACGCTAGATCTTAGCGAAGCATCGGATCGTGTTTCGAATCAGCTCGTTAGGACCATGCTGCTAAACCATCCTCACCTAGGTGAGGCGGTGGACGCAACACGTTCCCGCAGGGCTGAAGTGCTTGGTAAAGATGGAAAGAAAATCATCCGTCTAGCCAAGTTCGCGTCTATGGGTTCGGCTCTCTGCTTCCCCATGGAGTCACTGGTATTTATGACAGTGATATTCCTAGGTATTGAGCGAGAGCTTAAGAGACCGCTATCCAAGAAGGACGTTGAGTCCTTCAGAGGACAGGTGCGCACGTACGGGGATGATATCATTGTCCCCGTCCGTTATGTGCGTTCCGTTGTTAGCACCCTCGAATCTTTTGGGTTCAAGGTTAATGCTAGCAAGAGTTTCTGGACTGGTTATTTCAGAGAGTCTTGCGGAAAGGATTACTACAAGGGCGAAGATGTTTCCATCGTTCGAGTCCGAAGAGTACTCCCAACACAACGGAGTGACGCTCAGGAGATTATCTCTACCGTTTCGCTCCGCAACCAACTCTACAAGAGAGGGCTGTGGAAAACGACGAGGTATCTCGACAACTTGGTTGAGGGTATTATACCTTTTCCTGCAGTTGGCGAGAATTCTCCTATTTTGGGCAAACGGAACTTCACGGGTCATGAGACCCATGAGTTCTGTCCTGACCTTCAGATCCCTCTTGTCAAGGGTATGAAGGTGGTCAGTAAACTTCCAGCAGATAAACTGGAAGGTGCTGGTGCCCTACTTAAGTTCTTCCTTAAGCGCAGCGAAGAGCCATTCGTTGACAGGGAGCATCTTGAGCGTTATGGACGCCCTGAGTCCGTCGACATCAAGCTCAGGAAGGCACCGGCCCAATAGGGCCGGTGGCGGGTAACCAATCCCGCGTGAGGAGGAC